CGTAGACTTTGCCGCCGTATGCGCGTTTAGTTAGGATTAGTCGCATTTAAACCTCTACTTCGATTTCGATTTCATAATGTTTCCATACGTAAAAACTTCCGCCCATAATGCTAACTTCCCTGGCCGCTTCCTCTTTAGTTTTCTTTGCGTATGTTGTTGCTCCAAGCTTGCTTATGTAAATATGACGCTTTTCTTTGCGTGGCTTGATGCGGAAATTGAACTCTAACCCTGTAAAGTCTTGAAGTGGGTATTTAGGATTGTCGATTGTTAAGTCATATGCAATCCAATTTTTCATATTGTCATACTCAATTTCACCACCATTAAGCCAATGCAAGCAAGCTTCTTTGTGTTGAGGTAGGCATAGGAAGTAATTAAAATCAGGGTCAAATGATGGAATGCAATTCTTATTTATTAAAACTTGCTCCCATTCAGTTTGATCGTGCTGAATAAATACAACCAAATCCATATTATCCGCTTTGGCCTTAATCATTGCTGCGTGTTTGTGTGCTGTCATGTCGATCACTCCTCTTTACCTTTTGAAAATTCTTTATTTGCCTTAACGAAAGAATCAATATCAACAACTGTCTCATCAAAAGATAAATCCTTTGACTCTTTGTTGTAATACTCATCTATAGTTTTGCTAATACTGATTGGCTTATCATTCTTGCTTTGATTGTCCACTTCAATCACTCCTCTTGTTAAGTTAAATAAACAATAGCAGTGTATTTTGCATAAATCAACATAAATAACAAAATTATTTGGTTTTATTTCGATAGCACACAAATTTAATGCAAAAAAATCCCCACCGTTAGGCAGGGATAAATGAGATCGGATGTCTATGGATTTCTTATCGGCTAGGTAACTGTAACCGCAACTGTGTCGGTAATCAAGGTATCTACGGACGATTTAACAGTGATAGCGGCAGTGCCAGCGCCTACAGCGGTAACCACGCCATTTTGTGTCACTGTGGCTACTAGCGCGTCGTCAGTCTCGTAGATAACCGATTGTGAAGCACCTACAGGTGAAACGATAGCAGCGACTTGAGCAGTATCACCAGTTGTCATTGCTAGCGTTTCAGGGTAAGCATCAACGGACGCTGGCGCAGGAGCGTCAGGTGTCGGAGTATCTTCAACCATCAAACCAAAGTCAGACGCAGTTGCAGACGCTTCCAAGCTGAAAGTTACTACATCATCATAAGGTGCAGAACGGCTTAGCGTGGTAAACAGCATAAACGCAGTAAACGTCAAATCAGGGAACGTCATGCGCATCCATGCAACAGGCTGGCCGCTAGTCGCATCTGGATTCGCTACGTGCTTAGTGATTTCAATAAGGTTGGCCGAGTTAGCGCCGGACGCCTTACAAACACCATCACCAGAAATAGAAAGCGTTTGGAATGTCGCTAGGTTCTCACGTAGTGCGCCTACTGAATCAGCATCGGTAGCATCGGTAGAATCCCAAGCAAGGTTAAATTCTTTGGTGCGCAATGAGCCGAATACTTTCCAATCTGCCGAGTTTGGCATTGAATCACCGCACCCAATGGCGTATTCGAGAACAACGTCACGACCTACGTATTTTGTTTTGTTACAAGCCATACGGCCTCCTAATAAATGATTTGAAAATCAACAGAGACCCAAGCCCTGTTTTCTGTTGTGTAACCTGGTCCCGTTGGTTCGGTTACGGCTCTTATTGTAGCAGCTCCACAAGGTGGATTGGAATCTATAGCTAACTGGATTAGGTTGTCGATGTCGGTTAACAGCTTTGGTGCGTATTGTCGCCCGTTGCGTGGACCTAAAAGCATTATCTTAAATCTAGGCTTTCGGATGTCCATATCCACACCAGCGCCACCCATTCCGATAATAGTGCAAACGAATTCTAAGCTGTCAGTTTCTAGCCACGGCCCCATTGAGTATTGATACTCATTACCTAATAGCGACTCAATCCATTCCTTTAATTCACTAAACACTGTAAACCCTCTTTAGAATGGCCGGAATCTTCGGCTGTAGTTGCTGGAAGCCTTTGGTTAGCCATTGCGGTTCTGCATCTGGATCCCAATAGTTGCCCTGCAATGTGCCGCCACCAAACTGAACACCGTCGCGAGTAACACCGAAATGAGCGCGAGGAAGGCCTTTTAATTTACCTGGCATTTCGTGCACCCATCCAGCGTATTTTGCTGTGTAACCTATGTAACCAGTCATGCCGACAGTTGTCTTTTCAATCTGCGGCGCGTACTGACTGTTAATTAGCGTACTGGTATCAACTGGCACCATCGTTTGAGCTATTGCACCACCCTCGCTAAGAATGGCGTATATTGCCGCCTCTGTGCGGGTTTCTTCAATGGTTCCGGCTATCTGTTGAAATCCGGCTTTTACCTTGTTGATACCTTTTACTGTCATAGGTTCACCTGGAATACTGTTTGGCCGTTTTGCTCTGGGAATACTGCAACAGACTTAACGCCTTTCAACGTTCGCCCGTGCTGGTCTTGAACGTGATAAAAACCGTTTGGCTTTAGCGTCGCGGTTAGTTCGATTTCGGTATCTGGCAGTGTATCAGGTTCATCTAACAGCTTTTGCAAATCACGGACAAGTGGAGAGCGCGGGTCTTCATCGTGCTCATCTAACAATCGGTTTAACGCCTGTTCAATAACCTGTTTAGCTTTCATTATGTCACCAACTCAAAGTCAGGGGTTTCATTAAAGAACGACATATCAAACTCATTCACTGTGCGGATTTCCTCAAAGTCATCTTTACCATTAAGCTTGATTAGGTCTAGATGCTTAGGACGTGAATTTTCGGTGTAAATGATGTTCTTGGTTACGAATTCATTGCCTTCACTATCGCGCATCTGTTCGCTTTTTGCTTCCCAAGTACAAGCTATCTCGTACTCGTCGCCGTAGGTGGTTTGTTGTGTCCACTGGTCAAAACCTAGCAGTGGTTTGACTGTAGCGGTGTTGGTGTATGACCAGTTAGCTGTTTTAGACATGACAACCACCTTTACCAATCCATAATCCAGCATAAGCCGTTACAGTCGGGTCGCTAGGGATTAGGTCATTAGCGCATCCGTGAGTGTCTAGTTTGCGCAATAGGCTTAATTGGCCTTTCCATCTATCGGCAAAGTTCTTGTATTTGAATGAGCGTGAAGCACCACTCGGGGCGGTTTGGCTAGATAGCATCTTATCCGATTGAGAATATGCCATTAGCGATATTAGATAGCATTGAATAAGCAAAGCACTATTCGCGCTGTAGTGTTCATCTAGGCACGATTGAATTGAATTGGCTAACTCCACCCATCCATCGACAATAAAGTCAGGTGTGGTGTCTGTGTCAATTCCTTGCGATTCTAAATACTGCTTTGCTTGCTCTGATGTGATCATGATTGCCTCAAGAATGGCCCCACCATTTAGTGAGGCCATAAGGTTTTACTTCTTGGTTGCGGTTGACTTAGAGTCAGGGGTTGCAGGGGTCAGCTTTCCAGCTTCTGCTTTGGCATTAGCTAAGATTTTCTCAGCTTCTGCTTTGGCTTCTGCGATAATTTGCTCAGCCACTGACTTTGCCTTTTCTTCATCTTCCGATGAGTCAAATTCAACATAAGGCGATACGTTGGCTTTCAGTGCTGGGTGAAGCTCTTCAAACTCCACGACCTGACCTTTTTTAACGCCACTCCAAGGGATGTTTACAACGTACTTTTTCTTTTCTGCCATTTTATCCACCATTAACCTAGATCTGCACCGTAAACAACACCAGAACGACCATCGTTATCTTTTTTAACCTGCATACCCATAGCACCCATAATTTGGAAGTTATAGTTACTGTTAGGCATTGGTCGTGGAAGCGGAGTAACGCCAGTTGTCATGCCGATAAGTGGAGTTACGGTTGATTGCTTGCGCTCATAACCCAAGAACTCGTTACCAGACATAACGTAAGTTTCACGGAACTCACGAACTTTACCGCGAGCGATAAGCTCTTGCTCGATAGTGCCTTTAACTACGCCGTTAACAACGTAATCTTGACCAAGATTTGCTTTGATTTGAGGTGGTACCCAAACAACGTCGTAGACAGTAACGTAGTTTTCAATAGCATTATCAAAGAAAGCGCCTTTAGTGAAGAATGTTAAGATTTCCGCAGGTGGTGCGC